GTTTCCATGTGGCATTCCCGGTTGATCCTATTACTGACCCCAATATCTTCACAGCGCTGATGCAGCGGATCCAGACAGCATATCCCTTCTTCGATGATAATGCCCTGGATGCCGGACGGTTCTTCTTTGGAAACCCGGACACCGAGGTGTACATCTTCCCCGGCAGCACCGATATCGACCGATTTCTGGATGAGCAGGCTGCAGAAGATGCCTTTGCGGAAATGGAGCGTACCATACCGGAGGGCAGCCGGAACAGCACCTTATCCCATGCAGCCGGGAAGATTCTCAAGCGCTGGGGCGATACCAAGGAAGCTGGGAAGAAGTTCCTAGAGGAAGCAGACAAGTGCCACCCTCCGTTGGAACGAGAGGAACTGCAGCAAATCTGGAACAGCGCCCTCAAGTTCTACCGAGGAAAGGTAACCAAGCAGCCGGACTACATTCCTCCGGCAGATTACAATGCTCCGGCAGAGCCTAAATGGGAGCCGCCGATTCCTTTCACGCAGCACACACTCCCCATATTCCCGGTGGATGCATTCCCTCCGGAAATTCGGGACTATGTGCTGGCGGTGGCGGAGACCACCCAGACCCCGGTGGATATGGCTGCAACCGCAGCATTGGCTGTGTTGGCACTCTGCCAGCAAGGCAAATACCGGATAAACGGTAAAGACGATTGGATTGAGCCTCTGAACCTATTCACCGTCATCGTGGCGGAGCCCTCAGAACGAAAGTCTGCGGTCATCAGCCATATGGCCGGTGCGGTACATCGGTTTGAAGCCGCATACAACCAGCAACACGCTGCCTCCATTGAACGCAGCCGTGTAGAAAAGCGGATGCTGGAAAAGCAGCAGCGCAACTTGGAGGAAATGGTTCTCAAAGGCAAGGCTCAGATTGAAGATCTGCAGGATGTATCTATGCAGTTAGCCAACTTCCGGGAGGTAATGCCCATGCGGCTGTATGTGGACGATGTAACTACAGAGAAGCTGACCTCGGTTCTATCGGAGAACAACGGTACGGCTGCTATCCTCTCTGCGGAGGGCGGTATTTTCGATATGCTGTCTGGTATTTACACCAAGAATGTGAATATCGACGTATTCCTCAAAGGCCACAGCGGAGACACCATTCGTGTGGATCGTATCGGCAGAAACAGCGAAAGTATTATGCACCCGGCGCTGACTGTGCTATTGGCGGTACAGCCAAATGTGCTGTCCGGTATGATGAGCAACGGCACTTTCCGTGGCAGAGGTCTGACCGCACGATTTATGTACTGTATGCCCCAATCCAAAGTCGGTGAGCGCAAGTATCGTACCCAGCCGATCCCGGACGAAATTGCCCGGTGCTACGAACTCACGATCCGCAATCTGCTAAACGAAGGCACACCGGAAATACCGGAGTTGATTTACCTAACCCCGGAGGCGGACAAGCTGTTAGAGGCATTCGCCGGTGAAGTGGAGTCCAAGCTGAAAAGCGAATACTCCGATATACCGGATTGGGCCGGTAAGCTGGTAGGCGCTGTGTTGCGGATTTCCGGTCTGCTGTGCCGAGCTGCCAATGCCAAGTGCGCTGATTTCCTGGATATCCCGGAATCTACCATAGTTTCCCTGGAGCAGATGACCGGTGCTATTGCAATCGGCAGGTACTTCACAGAACACGCTCGTGCCGCTTACTCCCTGATGGGTGCAGACGATCTGGTCAAGCAGAGTAAATATACGCTGGATGCCATCATTAAGAATGGCCTCACGGAATTTACCCGCCGGGATATTATGCGGATCTGCCGAAGCTTCAAGAAAACAGAACAGGTGCAACCGGTGCTGAACCATCTGACAGACCTTGGCTATTTGGCTTTGAAGGAAGCTGAGCAGCCTGCCGGCAAAGGCAGACCCAACAATCCCGCTTATCTTGTTAACCCTCTGCTATACCGGGACGCAGCGTGAAAAGGTTTTTTGTCCTTTTTGTCACGCGTCCCTTAAGTATAGATATCACATTTTTAGGAGGCTTTTCCTATGACCTATCGCATCCGTGATCCTTGCCATTAGCATCTATGTCCTTTGTCCCTTAAGGGTAATAGATAGAAAAACAGTATAAATATATATTCGTTAAATTACTGTTTTCTATATATACCCCTATAAAAAACACAGTTCTCTATCTTAGAGGACGCGTGACAAAAAGGACAAAAATCGAAAACCAACACAAATTCTATGAAACGAGGTATTGAACCATGAAAATCAAGCAGCTGATTCCTATCAGCAATGATTATGCCGTCCTGGCTACTGACGATTACGACTACAAGCTTATTTGCTACGACCGCAAGCTGGATGATGTACATTTCTTCTGGGCTGTCTTAGATGGTGGCGAATATGAACATGATGCCATTGCATTGATCCAGGTATCCGAAGATGGCAGCTATGAAATTTGCGAGCGCAACCTGGTGGTGGAACGGCAGGTCTGTCCCATCTGTGGGCAGAAGATGTTCCCCAAGCACAGCGAGAAGCATACCCCCACCTCCTGGCAGGATTGCGCAGGCTGCGGTTATCGGCTAGATACCAGCTATGATGCCAAGGATACTGCCGGTTCCAGAATTCAGGAAATCATTCGAGGTCGTGAAGAAGATGATACCTGAGGATCTGTCTCGCTATCTGTGGAAGGGTCTTGATTTGAAGCGGTATTCCGTGGTCCGGATCGTACCGCAAGATAAAGATAATGCCGTTGTCATCATGTACAGCAACGATCCCAATGATCCTCATTGGTGCTTGCAGTACAAAGGCAACGGCCATTATTTTGCCACCGCCAAGGAGTTGATGGACTACTATTGCAGCCGTGGTTTCAAGAAACTGCACAAGCCGATCCTCTAACCCCTGGGAGGGGGGTGGGGGTGGTCAAATCTCTACGACTATTTTATCGGACAACGGGCCTGGGGTCGCGTGTGGAAAAATGGCGAAATCAAACCCGAAAAACTGAAAAATCAAACAGAAAGGAAGATGTTCTATGTCGAAAGACGGTACGAATCGTGGCGGAGCCCGTCCCGGAGCGGGCAGAAAACCCAAAGCGATCTCGGAGAAAATTGCATCCGGGAATCCCGGCGGCAGGAAGCTGACGGTGGTGGACTTCGGTGACGAAGCGGTCAACCTCAAGGGCAGCGAAATGCCGCCGGTCAAAGATTACCTCAAGGCAAAGCAGAAGGACGGCAGTGTCACCTGCGCTGAGGAAATCTACAGGGAAACCTGGGAGTGGCTGCGTGAACGCAAGTGCGATCATCTGGTCACCACCCAGCAAATCGAACAGTACGCCATGAGTGTGGCGCGCTGGATCCAATGTGAAGAAGCGGTGTCTGAGTTTGGCTTTCTTGCGAAGAAGCCTTCAGGCACCGTTATTTCGTCCCCTTATGTCACCATGGGCCGGGAGTATATGAAGCAGGCCAATGCCGCCTGGTTTCAAATCTACCAAATCGTGAAGGAAAACTGTGTGGCGGAGTTCGGTGGCAGAACTCCCCAGGACGATGCTATGGAGCGTTTGCTCCGCGCCCGTATGGGTCAAAAATACTATTAATTTTCAGGAGGATTTTATTATGAGTAATGTTAGAACTGTCGCGGAGGCAATGCGTCGCCTGGAGGAACTGCAGGCACAGATCACCGGCAAGAAGGTCGATCCTTCTGCCGAGGCAAAGAAGCAGGCTGCGGCTTACAACGCAGCGTTCTGGGAAACCATGCACACCGGTATGCCTCAGAACGGTTTGAAGATTGGCAGCGATGGTGCCGGCGGCTACCTGGTGCCGGATACATACGATACAGAATTGGTTCAGGCTCTGGCGGAGAAGAATGTGATCCGGCAGATCGCCAAAGCAATTCCCACTACCCAGAGAATGCATATCCCTGTGGCCAACGGTATTGGTGATGCCGCCTGGATCAGGGAAGGTGAACCCTGGGGTATCAATGAGGCTGACTTCGGTGAAGTGGTGCTGGATGCGTACAAGCTGGCAACCTCTATCCGGGTATCTGATGAAATGCTGGAGGACGGCGGTGTGGATATTGAGGAATATATCCGCAAAACTTACGCTGAGCGGATCGGCGAAGCTGAAGAAGAGGCCTTTATCCGTGGCAACGGCAAGGGTAAGCCTTTGGGCCTTATGTATCAGGCTTCCGTGGGTACGATGTCTGAGGCTGATGGCGACATCACCCTGGACGATATCATCAACCTGGAACATTCTGTGAAGCAGCCCTACCGGAACAATGCCGTGTGGCTGATGTCCGAGGATGCTCTCAGAACGCTGCATCGAATTCGCCACTACGACGGCAGACCTCTGTGGAAAAATAATCTGCAGGAGGGCGAGCCGGAGTATCTGTTCGGTTACCGAATCTACATCTGCAAATCCATGGATGATGTGGTCCCTGGCAGCATCCCTGTGATGTTTGGCGACTTCCAGCATTTCTGGATCGGCGATCGTGGTAAGCGTGTCATCAAGCGTCTGGTGGAACGTTATGCGGATCGTGGCCAGGTGGCCTTCATCACCACCGAGCGTGTAGATGCCAAACTGGTACTGCCGGATGCCGTTAAGATGCTGAAGGTCAGCGGCACTCCCGTTGCCGAGCCTGAAGAATAATTCACTTGGGAGGGTGGCTCTTATGGGTCACTCTCCCTCCTGCAGTTACACGGAAGGAGTGTCACTATGAAACTGCAAGATCAAATCGCCATTAACAATATGCGGCTGGAGGGACACAGTCCTTCCGAGATCGCCGCACGGCTGGGACTATCTCCCAGCACCGTTCGTTCTCACATCCACCGCCACCGGCACATTCCCGGTACCAAGGCTTGTAAGTATTGTGGTCAGCCTTTGGTGCAACCCAAGGGTCGCCGGGAGAAGAAGTTCTGCTCGGACACCTGCCGGATGGCTTGGTGGAACAGCCACAAGGAGGAAGTCAACAAGCAGGCCTTTTACAAATTGACCTGCCAGCAATGCGGAAAGGAGTTTGATAGCTATGGCAATGCCAACCGGAAATACTGCTGCCGGACCTGCTACATTGCATCCCGACAATTATAATCCCTATACCCCCGGCAATCTGATCCTTTACCGCACCTCCCTGGCGCTGTACCGCAACCTCAAAAACCAGGGTGTTTTCAATGAGGATGAGTATTGTCACATAAGAACAATACTCACCAAAAAGTACGGCCTATCTTCGGATAGTATTTTCGCCGAATGTGCTTGATATAAGCGCCGGACAGAGCGAATATGAAGTACCCCAATATGATACAAAGGAGGAGTCATATGAGAATCGTAACTCAGACCCGTTTCCCTAAAATGAATATCCCTAAACTGAAGTGGGTCGCCGCCTATGCTCGTGTTTCCAGCGGCAAGGATGCGATGCTGCACTCCTTGTCTGCCCAGGTCAGTTACTACAGCGAGCTGATACAAAACCATAGTGGCTGGCAGTATGTTGGTGTGTACGCAGACGAGGCACTGACCGGCACCAAGGACAACAGAGAAAACTTTCAGAGGCTACTGGCGGATTGCAGAGACGGCAAGGTGGATTTGGTCATTACCAAGTCCATATCCCGCTTTGCCCGCAATACCGTGACGCTGCTGGAAACCGTTCGTGAACTAAAAAACATGGGAGTGGATGTGTTCTTTGAGGAACAGAACATCCACTCCCTTTCTGCTGACGGAGAACTGATGCTGACGATCCTGGCAAGCTATGCCCAAGAGGAAAGCCTCTCTGCCAGCGAGAACCAAAAGTGGCGCATCCGTCGCAACTTTGAAAACGGAATGCCCTGGAACGGGACGATGCTTGGCTACCGATACGAAGAGGGCACTTTAGTCGTTGAGCCAACAGAAGCAGAAATTGTCAGCCGGATATTTACGGAATACCTTGGAGGATCTGGAATGACGGCCATTGCCAAGCGACTGAACGCAGACGGCATCCCCACGAGGTTTGGTAATGATTGGGGCAAGACCAGCGTTGGCAAGGTCCTTCAAAACTATGCATACACCGGAAACCTGCTTTTGCAAAAGTACAGACGGATGGATCACCTCACCAAGCGGGACGAGCCGAATAACGGAGAGTTGCCCAAGTACCATATCACCGATGCCCACGAAG